AACTTTTTTAGTTGAAAGTTTATAAGAAATTATCGGTAATATCGTTATTTTAAAGCATTTTAAAAAAGTTAACTGGGTAGTTAACTGGTTAACTTTTTGGTTAACTTTTTGAAAGGATGTAAATGAAATTAGTTACACAAGCTGAGCTTGCAAGGGAGCTGAATGTTAGTAAACCTTATATAACTAAACTTGTTAAAAAAGGAGTTTTTGATAACTGCTTTGAGGGTAAAAAATTAAAACTTGATTGTGCTAAAAAAGCATACGAAGAAAATAGAAAAATCTTTGTAAGAGAGATAAAACTTGAAAAAGTAAAAAAAGAAGTTATCAAAAAAACTCCTTCTAAGATTAAGCAAGATAAAGAAATTTTTAACAAGCAAACAGTTGATGAGCTTGCGGAGCTTCTTTTAGATGTGGATAAACCTGCTCTTAAAGTTGCAATTATAAAAGAATATTGGGCTGGGAAACTTAATGAGCTTAAATTTTTAAAAGAAAAAGGGAAGCTAATTGAAAAAGACGAGGTTGAAAGGGAGTTTTATGAAGTCGCCTTAATGATAAAAGAAAAACTTTTGAATGTTCCAATGAGAGTATCAAATGAGCTTGCAGGAAAAAGTGATGAATTTGAGATACGCCAAATTTTAGAAGATGAAATAAAAGAAGCACTTGAAGATTTATCAAGGAGACTAAGGAATGGTTAAAGAGATTTTTGCAGAAGCTCTATTACCACCACCAAAAGAGACTATAAGTGAATGGGCAGATAAATATCGTGTGCTTCCAAGCAAAGGAAGTGCAGAACCAGGCAGATGGAAAACAAGCAAAACACCTTATCTTAAAGAAATTATGGATGTTTTGAGTCCTATGGATGACACAAAAGAGGTTGTTTTTATGAAAGCGACCCAAATCGGTGGTACTGAGGTAGGGAATTGTGTAATTTTTTATTATATGGATTATTATCCTTGCCCTATGCTTCAAATTTTACATACAGAAGATATTGCAAAAACTCATATGAAAGATAAGCTAATTCCTTCTATTAAAGCAATGGAGAGACTAAAAAATAAAGTAATCTGGGCTAAAAGTAATCAAGGCGGAACTACAAATACTGAAATACAATTTAAAGGTGGAAGTTTAAAACTTGGCTGGGCACAAACTCCATCTACTTTTGCATCTATGAGTAGAAGAGTTGTGATTTGCGATGATATTGACAGATGGAAAGATGATGTAGGAAAAGAAGGAAACCCAGTTGCACTTGCAAAAAGAAGAGCGGCGGCATTTAGAAACAAAAAGATTTTTATTAACTCTTCACCTACATTAAAAGGGGATAGTTTGATAGAAGAAGAATTTAATGAAACTGACCAAAGACACTATTTCGTGCCCTGTCCTGAATGTGGTGAGTTTGTTAGATTTGAAAAAGAGTATTTTGTTTATGACTATGATGAAGAGAGAGGAGAGCTTACAAGTGATGTAAAGTTTTGTTGTCCTAAGTGTGGAAGTTTGATAGATGAAAGTAAAAAAATGGAGATGCTGCAAAAAGGAAAATGGATACCTCTTAATCCTAAAAGCTCTAAAAAAGGTTATAGACTTCCTGCTTTTTATTCTCCTTGGTTTAGTTGGAATGAGGCTTTTGCCGAGTATGTGAAAGCTTTAAAGAAAGAAAAAGAGGGTAAATTTGAATTTATGAAGACTTGGGTAAACACTATTGAGGCTTTACCTTATGAAAACAAATTTGAGGTAAATGAGCTATCTGTTACCGTTGAAGATTTATTAAAAAGAAAAGAAGATTATCCAGCAGAAGTTCCAGGTAAAGTAAAAGTTTTAACAGCAGGAGTTGATACTCAAGATAATAGATTTGAGGTTGAAATTGTTGGATGGTGTGAAGGTCTTGAGAGTTATAGCATTGATTATGCGGTTATCTATGGAGATCCTGCAAAAAAAGAAACACAAGAAGCGTTGGATTTATATCTTAAAAAGACTTTTAATTATGAAAATGGAGGAGAAATAGGAATTTATGCAGCGTGTATTGATACGCAAGGACATAAAACTCAAGCAATGTATGAGTTTTGTAAAAAAAGATTTTTAAGAAGAATTTTTGCAATTAAAGGTAGCAATAAAAAAGATGCACCAATTACTACTGGTAGATTTTCTATTAGCAACAAAGGAAAAGTCCCATTATTTCAAATTGGAGTTAATTCAGCAAAAGATGAAATATATTCAGCTTTAGAAGTTGAAACACCAGGACATCTTTATTGTCATTTTCCAAATAAAGAATTGTATGATGAGGAATATTTCAAACAACTTTTAGCAGAAAAAAGAGTTAATGGAACTTGGGTTAAAAAAGGTAGAAAAAGAAATGAAGCAATAGACTGCAGAGTTTATGCAAGAGCCGCTCTTGCAATAGCTGGAATTGATGTTGATGAATTAGCAAAAAAAGAAAAAGTTTTAAAACTTGTAAAAACGGAAAAAAAGAAAAAAAGAATTTTATCTAAGGGGATATAATGGCTAAGAAAAAATTACCTACAACTCAAATTAGACCAAGTGTAACTATTGAAACTGCTATGGTTTTAGAAATTTTAGCTAAAAAAGAAAAAAAGCCTCTTGGCGTGGTATTAGAAGAAATGTTAAAAGAGTGTAAAAAATTTAAAGAGGTTAAGGAGAGGATTTATGAGGTTTGATGTTGTTTAGTTTTTCTAAAATATTTTTCCAATTAACTTCGAAATACTTTTCAAGTTCTTCCGTGAAGTCTTTTATCTCTTTTTCTAAATGTATTTCACAGTTATAAAAGCAATAACGAATACTAATGTTATAATCCTGATTTAAGATATAAATAAAAGTATTAATATCACTTTTAAGTTGTTTAATTTGTTGATCTATTTTTTTTAGTTTTTCCAAACATTTTTCTTTTTTATAAAATGTGCCTTTTTTCCAATAGAAATTCGAAGAATTTGGAATAAAAAATGAGAATCCTAATTTTTCTTCAAGTTTATATTCATAAGCTAAAGGTATATTGTGTATATTATGTATATTAATATTTTTTTTGGTAGAGTTTATTATATTGTTAGTTTCTATCATATTTAATAGTTCTTCTCTAGAAGATTCTTTTTTACATTCTAATTGAATTAGTTTTTGTGTATTTTCTAAAATTTTTTTTATCTTTTCTAGATATAATGAACCATTTATGTAAATATAAGAAATGAAATCTTTTTCTTCATCTGTAAAATTTTCATTTTCATTTATTTCCTCTATTTTATCTTCGGAAAGTGTAGTTATATAAATAACTGAGTCATTCATTATATTTTCAATTTTTTTTACTTTTTGATCTTTTAAATCACAGAATGTCGGTTCAATAATTTGAACTGGTGTGTTCATTTTTCTCCTTTATATCACCAAATTTCACTCCCTTACATTTTATCAAATTTTCTTTACACTTACACTAAAAAGGATTTTTTTGGCTGCTTGGACACTTGATGAAGCACAGCAATATTTAAAAGAAGCTCTTGAAGCAAGAAGTAGGATTTTAAGAGCTCAAGAGTATGGTATTGGTGATAAAAAAACTAAAAGAGCTGAACTTGCTCAAATCAATGAAGATATTAAATTTTGGAGAAGAGAAGTAGAAAAATTATCAAGAGGCGGGGGAATTAAAATAGGTTATGGAGTAAATATTGGTTAAGCCAAATATATTAGATAAATTTATAAATTTTATTTCTCCAACTGCTGGTGTTAAGAGACTTAAAGCAAAAGCCGCACTAAGTTATTATACTTCTTATGATGGAGCTTCTACACAAAAAAAATCGCTTAAAAATTGGTTTGGAAGTTTAAAAAGTGCTGATAGAGATGATATTCCTGCTTTAAATCTTCTTAGGGCAAGAAGTAGAGATTTATATAGAAATGACCCACTTGTAACTGGTGCAATTGAGACAAATATTGATAGTGTAGTTGGTGCTGGGCTTAGAGTTCAAGCTCAAATAGATTATGAATATCTTGGTCTAAGTGAAGATGAAGCGATTGAGTGGGAGAAAAAGGCGGAGAGGATTTTTAATTTTTGGGCAAGAAGTGTAAATGCAAGTGCTGATAGACAAAAAAACTTTTACGAGCTTCAAGCTATTGCTCTTGCATCTGCACTTTTAAGCGGTGATGTGTTTGCAATTTTACCGGCTATAAAAAGAGATTTTTGGGAGTTTGAGACAGCAGTTAGTCTAATTGAAGCAGATAGAGTGTGTAATGAAAACAATCTTCCAGATAGTGATGAGTTAGCAGGTGGGATTAGAGTTAACAAATGGGGAGAGCCGATTGAGTATCATATTTTAAAATCTCATCCTGGTGGATATAATTTATCTAATGAATGGGTAAAAATTCCAGCATGGGGTGAGAGCGGTAGAAGAAATGTAATACATCTATTTAAGCAAGTAAGACCAGGTCAAAGAAGAGGAGTGCCTTATCTTGCCCCAGTTATTAAACACTTAAAACTTTTAGGAGATTATACAGAAGCAGAGCTTACAGCAGCACTTATTAATGGGCTTTTTACTGTGTTTTTGAAAAGTGAAAGTGCAGAAAGTGCTTTTGATGATGATAATGAATTAAAGCTAGCTCCTGGAGCAATTATAGGGCTTGCAGGAGATGAGAGCATAGAAGTTGCAGACCCAAAAAGACCAAATAGTGCTTTTGATGCATTTGTTAGAGGAATTATTGAACAAATTGGAGTAGGTTTAAATATTCCTTATGAAATTTTGATGAAACATTTTACTTCTTCTTACAC